CGCCTCCGCCCCTGGCTCGCCGAAAGAACGCCGCGTATGCTGCCTCGACACGTCGTAGGCTCTCAATGTGGGCATTTTCAACCCGCTTGATGTCGACGAGTTGCTGGTCGACATGCCGGCGCTGTGCCTCGCGGATTCTGGCGATGCTTTGAAGTTGCACCGCCTCCATCTGCCGATGCACTGCCGTCGCCGCGTCCGCCGCCTTGCGGGTGTCAGCCGCCGAGGCAAACACCATACGGACATTGATCACCACGTCGGACGATACGCTAGCCACGACGTCCCCCGATCAGTGCACCGACTGGACCAGCGACACGCAACGCCAGCTCCAATTCTGCTGAGTCGCTCGCCTGCCTGATGATGGCCGCGTTTCGCCTCACGATTGGATCGTCTGGAAACTGCCCGACGGCTCGGCACTCGCTGTAATGCTGATACGCCTGCCAATTCTGATCGGTCAACGCTCGGGATTGCTCGGGCGTCCCTTTGGGGCAGCCGTTCGCCCTGGTACGACATGGCGGGAGATTGCCGACGGGCCGGCGCACTGGCTCGCCGCGAACTTTCATCCTTTCCCCCGTCTTCTCGTCGTACACGTACGCCTCGCAGTCCTGGCAATCGCGGTGGGCAACTTCGGGGTGCAGGATCGTCAACCGCACCCCCTCCGCTAGTTTTTTGCCGTGTCTCCCGACTCTACCGCCCCACAAAGCAGCGTCCACAGCTTCAAGACGAGGGGATTGACCAGACGTTTGACGCTGTCGACAGACACCGGCACCGCCTCACCGCTCGGCCCTGCGATGTTCCACGCTGTCACCTTCGCCGCGATCAGATCGCACACCAGACGTGTCCAGCCCGCTTCGTCCAATCCTTTCGACTTGGCCAAATACTCCGCGAAGTCAGCCGCCGCCATCGGTCGATAGGCAAGCTGGATCTCGTCCCACAGTTCACACGCGGGAATCGTCGTCTCGCGGGTGTAGCCATCGGGAATGAACGGGGAGGGCATCGTGTCGCCTTATGCTGTGCTGTCGCTGGTGATGACCAACTCTTTCGTTGCTCCGCTGCTGCGGGCCGATCCCGACAACGTGAGGAGGATCTCCCCCGGACCACCAACCACCGGGGAAGCATCGGGGACCATGAGGGCCGCCACTGCAAATGTAATCGATCGGTTGCCGTTCGTCAGCACGAAGGTTGCCGCACTCGCCCCGCTGGAGTTGATGCCGTAAAGGTCGACCTCATCCGAGGTATACGGCACCGTCAGCGAAAGGGTGACGTCTCGGCCCTCTGTGTGAATGTCGGTCGCGGTCTGGCTGTTCGCGAACCGGCTATTGATCCGATTGTCGATCGTCAGTTCCCACTGCGTGACCGTCCGCGTCGTTCCCTCAATCGTGCAGACCGCATCCGACCAGACGTAGGGCGGGTCGGTTGGGGCCGCGATGGTCGGGAATGCAGTCGCGGATACGACCTCGGTCTTGCCAGTCAACTCACAGTCGAGTTCCAGCGGACCGCCAGCCGAAGCCCGGAAGGTCGCTCGTCCGATCTTGCAGCCGCCGTAAACGAACCGCTTCGCCACGCGGTCAATGAGCACGTCAAACGCCGGGAGAGTCTCGGCAAATGCGAAGACGTCGGTCGATTCATTCGCCCCCATGATCCGAGGGAGAATCAGGTCCAGCATCGAGGGAGTAGCGTGAAACTGCACGCCACCGCTCACCCGATAGATGCTGTCCCGTGCTCGCTCGATCGGGATTGATCGCGTCCCCCGAATGCCGTTCGTCTCGACGATCTCCTGCTGCTTCCGCAGGCTCTCGCTGATGAACTCGAATGACTCGGTGTACGATCCGACCGCTGTTCCAGTCGCCGCCATCGATAGGCGACTTTGGTGCCCCATGCTTGCATCAGCCATCAGTTGATCCCCTGATTAATTCTCGCTGCTACCGCATCCGCCAACCGCTGGCCGATCAGTGTAACCGTTGCCTCATTCACCCCGACATGCGGACGGGCTGGCATCCGCTTCGTCCCCGTCTGGTGGAAGTGTGCGTAGGGAACCTCAGTGCCAAACGTCAGCCACGTTGGGCCAGTGATCCACACGGTATCCTCCGTGCCGTTGGGCGTCGTGAGGCTCTCGAACATCCGCCCGGTATCGACGAGGATCGCGGAGTGTTCCTTGCGGGCGATTGTCACCGGGGACAGTGGAGCCCACGCTGCCCCGTTTGGCCCGTGCTGGCCCAGGTACATCTCCCGCTCCCAGTCCTGGATGATCCTGATGGACTCATCGAGGGCCTGCGTATACGGGCCGTCGGCTGCGTCTTCGGTCGCCTGGAGAACCACGTCGATCAACTGGCCGAGGCTCGGGTATTGCTTCACGTCCGGCCCTCGCGGTTGGTGATCCGCAGAACGAACCCCGAGACGAACAGATCCCGGGCAAACGCCGTCTGATCGACGATCGCCAGAGGCTGCACTGCCATCGTATAGCCCCGTGTCGAGTCCAGCCGCTGATTAGAGAACGCCTTGCGGATTGTCTCACGCCACGTCAGCCGCTGATCCAACCCCAGCCGTTGCTTGTCCATCGGCTCCTCTGCGTCGATCCGCAGCGATGCCACGAGGGCCACGAGGACGGGATACGTTACATCATCGCGGACGTTGCTTCCCGGAAGGATCGTCTCCGCCCCGAACGGGCTGATAATCACTGCGGGCATCCGTTCGGCAGGCATCCGGGCAATCTCCACCGCCGCACTCTGGCAGATGACGACATTCGCACGCGAGATGCCGGGCAGGTTCAACGCCTGCACCTGCGTCTGGACTGTCTCCAGAATCGTGGTCAACTCGGCGGGCATTAGACTTGCCTCCGACAGATGACCGTGTAGCGCGTGTCTAGGGTGGCCTGGCTCGCACTCAGCACCCGCCACCGCACGTTAGAGGCGTCAATGATGATGTCGTCTACCTGCACGCCCTTCGCGCCGGCCTGTGTGGCATTGAGGCTGAATCCCTTCTCATCGCCCACGATGTCGATTCCAGCCGCGTTGAGTCGCTGCCGATTCACCAGCCCTCCCACTGCGTTATCGACGGTTACCGACGTGGCACCATCCGGACGGATCTGCCGCAACGTGACAGTCTCGCCGTTGTCCCAGAGGGTGTAGTCGCCGCCGATGTCCAACGTCATGTGGTGGCCTCACCCAACTCTTCAAACGCCCCGACCGCAGCCGCCTGAAGCGTGTTCAAACTCGCGATCTGGCCGAGGATCGCAGTACGGTAGCCGTTCCAATCGACCTGTTGCCCGTCGATGTTGTAGCTCGGCTTCGGGTTGGCTGACTCGGTTGCCAATGCCGCGAGAAGGTTGCTGCGAATCGTCGCGATTTGTTCCGCGTCAGTCGGCATCAGACGGCCTCAATTTCCAGCTTCTTGCGGGTCAACACAACGCCGCCATTGCCGTTCCCGTTGTACGCCCGGATCGCGTCCTCAATGGTCTCCGCCTCGACGATCCGCCAGTCTCCACCAGACCCGAGGGGCCGCAGCCGATACCGTGGCAACTGCACGCCGGGAGGGGTCTCTTCCAACACTGCCACAGTCTCGACCACCTCGACAGGTTCGGCCACTTGCTCCGCCGCTTCCGCCTTTTGCTTCGCCATGTTCTGTGCTCCAAAAAAGAACCCCCGCCAGCTTGCGGCCGACGGGGGCGTATTGTGTCGGCCTCATCAGCCTACTAGGCAGTACACTTCACCATCGCTCTCGGCTCGATCGTGGCGAACGCACCGCGCTCACTCGCCTTGAACCGCATCACGACGTCTTGCGTGAATTCGGCCTCGTTGTTTGCCGGGGCTTGCACCACGGTGAGGGGCCAGTTCTGCATGTATCTGAACGCTCGCCGAGGATCGCCGAGGAACCAACTGGTATCCGTGTTCATTCGGGCCGCCAGTTGATTGGTCGAGACGATGGTGTAGTTCGTGATCGGGTTGCCGGTCTTGGTCTCCGTGGGATTGCCAGTGGTGGCGTAACCGGGAGTCGCAACCGTGATCTCCGTCGCATTGATGACACGCCGGGCAGTGTAAAGCAACTGCCGAGTGCAGATCAGGTGCGACGGATTCAGGAGGATCGGCTCACCGGTCTCAGGGTCAAGCATCCCCGAGAACAACTGTTCGGCCGCGTCAATGTCGGTCCAGTCGACCAACGCATTGGACGCTGCCAGATTGTCCCACGTATGCGTACCGGAGTTGTCCCCGTACGTTGCGATCGTGGTATCCCGGTAGCGGTAACGATGGTCGGTGACGTTCTCGTCGACCACGCAATCTATCGCCCGCTTCTCCTTGTTCAGGCCGAGGGCCTCACCGACTCGCCGACACCGATCCTCCAGCACGCCGGTACGGTCGAAGAAGATGGCTTCCTTCGTGACCTCGACGATCAGCCCCCGCTTGGTGGTCGTGGGCGTGTCGATGTAGGTCTGGCTCACACCCGCCTTCGGGTACGGCTGGCCTTCGTCGACGATCAACGCCTCGTCACCGATGCCCGAGATGCCGGGAATTCGCTCGCCGTTGAACTGCGTATTCACCACGGGAATGATCCCGGTAAACACGAAGGCTTCCTGCTCGTACGCCTCCATTACGGCGTTGTACAACAATTGTCCGCTGATCTTGGCGAACTGGCTGGACGCCACCACCGACGCGGTTTCCCGCAGCTCCTGCGAACCGTTCTCGCCGGGAGCATAGAGCCCCGCGAGTTCCCGGCCATCAGGGACGAAGTTTTCGAACAGCTTGCGGATGCTGAAGTCGGAGAATCGGATCTCTTTCTTCCGCAGTCCGTCATTCAGATCGGAGTAAAACCGATCGGTCTGGCCATCGCGTTGGGCAGCCTCGAAGAGACGCCGTAGTTGAATGACATTCACCATTGCTTAGCGCTCCTGAGTGCAGACCACGTAGTCCACGTTGAGGGTTTCGAGATTGGCACCGCCGTTCTTGACGCCCAGGCCAATTTGCATTTCGGTCGCCGAAGTGAACACGTAGTCGTGCTGAGCCACAGCCACGCCATCGACGAAGAACGACACATAGGCGTTGGTGGCTGAATACGGCATGTACTCAATCCGCAGAGTCTGGTACGCCGCCCCGCCCGCCGTCACAGCCCGCTTCGACAGATTGTTGACGTTGGCCGCCGTGAGTTCGTTGGTCGTCTGGGTCGTGCTATTGCTGGTCTCGGTCTGCCAGACAGTCCCGCCGTCCACCTTGACGAACACCGCGCCGCTGTATGACGAAGGAGGGCCAGCTCCGTTGTCTTGCAGCGAGTTCGCGCCCACCGCATCCAGCAGCCCCACGAGAATGTTGGCGTCGTCCGTGTTGGCCTCGGTGAACTGAACTCTGGCCTCAAAGAGCAACGGCTTGTCCGCCGTGAACCTGAACACCTCGTTCGCCGACTCGATGTAGGCTTCGTCGTTGTCCGCCACGGTGCCGTCAGACGCCACGAGGGCAATAATCCCATGCGCCGCATCCCCGACACTCGCCGTGCCGGAATCGGTGAGGGT